CAACGCCCTGGCCGCACGCTGCCAGGGCGCGGCCTGGTTCCGCGGCACTGCCGGCGCGACCAAAATGTTCGCGGGCGACGCGACCAGGCTCTACCTGCTGTCGGGCACGACCTGGAGCGACGTCACGCAGCTGGCCGCGGCGAAGACCATCACCGCGATCACCAAGGCCAATCCCGGCAAGGTGACCGTGACGTCGCATGGATACGGCAACGGCGACAAGGTGTTCATCTCGGGGGCCGCCGGCATGACGCAGGTCAACGGCCTCCTCTTCGCGGTGACCGTGGTCGACCCCAACAACTTCACGATCGGCGTCGATACCACGGGCTATTCGACCTACACCTCCGGCGGCACGGCCCAGAAGGAGCTGTTCTACTCGCCGGGCGGCGACGACACCTGGCGCTTCACCCAGTTCGGCCCGCTCGCCATTGCGGTGAACGGCGTCGATGCCCCGCAGGCCTTCGACCTGTCGGTCGGCACGCGCTGGACGGTGCTGGGCGGCACGCCGCCGATCGCGGCCTTCGTCACGACGGTCCGCGACTTCGTCCTGATGGGCAAGATCGGCACCACGCCGCAGCGCGTGCAGTGGTCGGGCATCAACAACGCCAACCTGTGGGGCTCGGTGCCGGCCAACCAGGCCGACATCCAGGACCTGCCCGACGGCGGCAACGTCACCGGCCTGGTCGGCGGCGAATATGCGCTGATCTTCCAGGAGACCAGCGTGCGGCGCATGACCTACGAGGGCCCGCCGATCATCTTCCGCATCGACAAGATCGCCAACGACATCGGCTGCAGCGTGCCGGGCAGCCTCGCCAGCCTGATCGACATGGCGTTCTTCTGCCACAAGTCGGGCTTCTACATGGTGCAGGGCGGCCAGACGATCACGCCGATCGGCCGCGGCAAGATCGACCGCACCTTCTGGGCGGAGTTCGACGAGACCAACCAGTTCCGCGCCTCGTCGGCGATCGATCCGGTGCGCGGCCTCTACATCTTCGCCTATCCGGCGAACGGCAACGGCGGAGTGCCTAACCGCCTGCTGATCTACAACTGGCGCACCGGGAAGTGGGCTCATGCCCAGGTGACCTGCGAGCTGGTGTTCGGCGGCGTCAGCCAGCAGAGCTACACGCTCGAGCAGCTCGACCCCTTCGGCGCGCTCGACGCCTTGCCCTATTCGCTCGATTCGTCGTTCTGGACCGGCACGGTCTCGCTGCTGCTGTTCGCCTTCGACACGACGCACAAGAGCGGCTCGTTCTCCGGCCCGGCGCTCGCCGCAACGGTCGAAACCGCGGAATTCGCTCCAGGCAACGGCACGCGATCCGTCGTGCGTGCCTGCCGGCCGTTGATCGACGGCGGCAATCCGCAGATCCAGATCGGCGCGCGCGAGACCCAGCAGGGCATCGTGGCCTACGGGCCCAGCGTCGGGCTGACGCCGGCCGGCCTGGCGCCGGTCTACCAGAGCGGCCGCTACTTCCGCGTCCGCGCGACCATGAACGCCGGAGACCTGTGGTCGAACATGCAGGGCATCGACGACCTCGACGCACGACCGGCAGGTGCGCAATGAGCCTGCCGGCGCTTCCCGTCACGGCCGACACCCGCTCCATCACCGAGCGCGTCAACGTGCTGATCCGCGACTACAACACGATGCTGCGCGTGCCGGCGGGCTGCGTCATGCCGTTTGCCGGCACCACGCCGCCCGATGGCTGGCTGCTCTGCTACGGCCAGGCCGTCTCGCGGACCGGCTATTCGGATCTTTTCGCGGCGATCGGCACGAGCTACGGCACCGGCGACGGCTCGACCACCTTCAACCTGCCGGATCTGCGCGGGCGCGTGGCCGCCGGCAAGGACGACATGGGCGGCAGCGCGGCCGGTCGCCTGACGTCGCCCATGTCCGGCGCAACGCTCGGCGCTTCGGGCGGGGAGCAGAGCCACACGCTGTCGACGGCGGAGATTCCCGCTCACAACCACGGCGTCAACGATCCTGGACACGGCCACAGTGCGCCGGGCGGGCGCATCGTGATCGGCGACGCCAGCATTCTCAACCAGTCTTGGTACAGCTACGCCGACGGCGGCAACATTTCGCCAGGCACCAGCGCCAACGGCTCCAACATTTCGATCCAAAACGCGGGCGGCGGCGGCACGCACAACAACACGCAGCCGACGATCGTCCTCAACCACATCATCAGCACATGACCGCCACCGGCATTCCTCTGCGCCATCTTCACCTGGTCTGGTCAGACCTGTGGCCTCTGCTCGAGCCTGCGGTGAAACGCTCGCCCGACTACAGCGCGGGTGACCGCGCTGGACCCGACGCCTGCCCTGAGCCTGCCGAATGGGTGTTGGCGCGCCTGATCGCGTGCGATGCGCAGCTCTGGGCGGTTTATGACGGCCCCGCGCCGGTGGCTGCGATCGTGACGCAGATCCAGATCGGCGGCGAGAAGCGCTGCCTGATCTGGCTGGTCGGCGGTTCTCGCCTTCGCGAATGGGCCGCCGATTTCATCGCCAAGCTCGAGGATTGGGCGCGTTCGCTGGGATGCGTGACGCTGCGCGGCGTCGGCCGGCCGGGCTGGGCGCGGATCGTGAAGAAGTTCGGTGGGGTGAGCCTCGACGCCGTCGATGGCCTTCCCGCCTGGGAACGGAGGATCGCATGAGCGGCGGATCGACACCCTCACAGACGCAACAGACGCAGGCGCAGACACAGACTCAGCAGACGAATTCCAGTACGGCGCCGCCGTCCTACATCCAGCCCTATCTGCAGCAAGGCATTCAGGCGCTGGTGGGCGACTTCAACGCCAATCCGACGGCGCCCGGCTACTATCCCGGCGCGACCGTCGCGCCGCAGTCGCAGGCCACGCAGTCGGCGATTCAGGCGTTGTTCCAGCGCGGCGCCAGCGGCTCGCCGGTGGTCCAGGCCGCTGACAACAGCGTCATGAGCACGCTCAACGGCGATTACCTCGACCTCAGCAAGAACCCCTACTTCGCGAGCGCCGTGGCCGCCGCCGAGCAGCCGCAGACCAAGCAGTTCATGACCCAGGTGCTGCCCGGCGTCACCGCGCAATTCGAGGGCGCGGGGCGCTACGGCTCCGGCCAGCAGCAGGCCTACACGGGGCTGGCGCTCGACTCCCTCAACCAGGCCCAGGCCAACGCCGCGGCCGGGATGGCGAACACGGCCTATCAAAACGAGCGCTCGAACCAGCTCAATGCCGCGAACCTTGCGCCGACGTTGGCGAACCAGGACTTCGCCAACATCGCGGCCATGCTGCAGGCCGGCCAGGCGATCGACGCCAACACGCAGGCCAACATCGATTCGAACGTCGCCCGCTACAACTACGAAACGACGGCCCAGCCGAACTACATCAGCAACTACCTGCAGCGCCTGCTCGCCGGCTATCCGGGCGGCGAAAGCAGCGGCAACAGCAGCGGCAGCAGCAGCGCCAGCTCCTATGGCACGTCGACGCCGGCGACCAACCCGACGGCGAACATTCTGGGCGCCCTCTTTGGCGGCAAGGGACTCTTCGGATGACCGCATTCAACTTCCTTTCGGGCTCGATCGATCCCAACTCGCTGCCGGCGCTGCTGCGCCAGAAAATGGCGCCGGGTCTCATTCCCGGTCCCGTGCAGCCGATGCCGCTCGCGTCGGGCTTCCGCGCGCCGGCGCTGCCGCCCAGCATGGGCTTCAGGGCGATGCCGCAACTGCCGCCGGTGCCGGGCTTCAAGGTGCAGGACGGTCCCGGGATCCTCGACAAGCTTCTCAGCGGCTTCCACCTCCCGACGTCCGGCATCGATCCCAACAGCGGAGTGATCGTCAACTTGACGGACGGATTGTCCGGATGGGGCGCGCCCGCCGGCGGCGGCGCGATCGACCCCCTGACAGGCCTCCTGCAGGACCTCGGCTTCGGCGGCGGCGTGGAGACAGGCGGCGTGGCCGGTGCGGCCGCGGCAGGAGCCGATGCTGCGGCCGGAGGTGCTGCGGCCGCGGGCGCCGGTGCTGCAGGCGCCGAAGCGGCCGGGTTCTCGATCGCCGACCTGCTGCCGTTCCTGTTGGCGGCGTGAGGGCGAGAGCGATGCCTGATCTCATCAATCCCAAACCAGCGAGGCAGCCATGAGCGCCAATCTGTTCGATCACTACGGAGTGCCAGGTGAGGCCGGAGCGACCCGGCAGCGCGACTGGTCTGACGTGCCGGGCGAGGCCTGGCGGAATGCGCCGCGCAGCGGCGCCGGCCTGCTGAAGAATCTCGCTTATCCGTTGGCGCGTGTTGCGGGCAGCATGCCTAGCCGTGTGGTTTCCCGCGTCGGCGAACCGCTCGTTTCGAACACGCTCGGTATGGTGACTCGCAAGGGTGCCGACGCCGTCCGCGCGACCGGCCGGGCAGGTGTTGAAGCCAACGACATGCTGCCGGCCGACAGGGGCGGCCTCGCGCCAATAGAAGACGTTCAGGGAATGGCGACGTCGGCGCTCGACAAGGCACGGCAAGAGGCATTGGCCGCCTATTCAAACGACGCAGCCAGCATGGCGGCCGACAAGCGTTCGTTCGATTTTCAACCCATCGAGGCAGCTTTGCCCGACCCGGCGACGGCCCGGACGTTCGAGGGAATACACCTGACCGACATTCCCCGCCTTCGCACCAGGCTCGATGAGATCATCGGCAAGGTGAAGGCGTCGGATCCGGCGGCGCAGACGCCGCAGCGCATGGATGAGCTCAAGCGCGCCGTCGCCGCCCTTCGCGAGTGGCATTTGCCTCGCTCGCCTGAGCGTGCCGCGGTGAATCGTGTCCACGCCGCGATCGAGGCCGAGATCGCGAACAAGGCACCGAACTATGCCAAGGCGATGGCGGACCATTGGAAGGCCGCCGATCAGCTGAACGGCGTCAACGATTTGCTTCGTGTCCAGAACGACGATGCGGCGATCCGCAAGCTGGAGGCCATGAGCCGGATCAACGTCGCCACGAGTGACGGTGCGCGCCACGCTGATGGACATTCTGGCCCGCCACGAGCCCGCGCTTCCCTACGCCCTGGCTGGCCAGGCAATGAAAGGCGCCGAGTCGAGCGGCCTTCCGGCGCGCCTGCTGGGCCTTGCCCATCCGGCGCTGCCGTTCCTGGCAGTGCCGCGGCTGGTCGGCGAAGGCGCCCATAGAGGCGGGTCGACGATGCGGCGCGCGGGCGAAATGGGCGTCACGCCTGAGAGGACGTCGGCGGTGCTGAGCGGTGCCTATCAGACCGGCCGTGCCGCGGGCGGCGCGGCGCCCGCGGCGCCGGGCCTGCGCGTCTTCGGCGGCAACTCCTCAGCCGATCCCGAATCACCGCAGCTCGCGGCGGCACACGCGTTCAGAACCGCGAACGAACGCCTCGCGGCGGGAAGGAGATAGCGATGGTTCGGTCGAGCGCATCCTGTGGGCGTCCGTTCTGGGCGCCCTGTGACAGCAACCTTTGCAGTGGGAGCGACTGATGGACATCGGCGCGAGCAATTGGAGCGAGACAGACGCAAGCAACAGCCAGCCGTCACCCGATGGCGCGCCCGAAGGCATGTTTCCGTCGGGCGTGAACGACACGATCCGCGCCGTCATGGGCGCGGTGAAGCGCTGGTTCAACTGGTCGAGCCCGAAGGTCACCGCCGGCAGCGCGACGGCGTACACGCTCGCCTACGGCGTGGCGCCCGGCGCCCTGGTCGACGGCATGACGCATCTCGTGCAGTTCCACGCCGTCAACGGCGCTGGCGCCACGCTGAACGTGAACGGTCTCGGCGCCAAGCCGCTCTACGCCTACAGCGCCGGCGCTTGGTATCAGGCCCCTCCGGCCTTCTTCGATGTCGCCACCATTTGCAGCGTCGCGTACGACGCCGGCGCGGGTGCGTACCGGCTGCTGATGCCGGGAGCTGTTCCCACCGGCACGGTCGCGCCATTCGCTGGCTCGGCGGCGCCGGCCGGATATCTGCTGGCCTTCGGACAGGCCATTTCGCGAACAGACTATCCTGGTCTCTTCGCTGTGATCAGCACGACCTTCGGTGCGGGCAACGGCTCGACCACGTTCAACGTGCCGGACCTCCGAGGATTCGTCGTGGCAGGCAAAGACAACATGGGAGGCTCGAACGCCAACCGCCTCGGCAGCGTGATCGCCAGCACGACGCTGGGCGCGACAGGCGGCCAGCAAACCGAATCGGCTTCCTTCTCAGGCTCCTTTAGTGGCAGCGGTACCGGCAGCGCCGCTGGGTCGATCTTAAGTGACGGGCCGACCATAACCGATGGAGCTCAGGCTGGGGCCAGCCAGTCGATTGCTACAGTCGACCACAAGCACGTGGTGAATATCAACATCCCTGTGACCGTGGGAGTGAGCGGCTCCATTTCTGGTTCTACATCAATGGTCAGCAACGCGCAGCCGACCATGATTCTTAGCCAAATCATCAAGCTCTAGGAGAACACCATGGCAGTCACACCCATCGCGGTCACCCGCCATCCCAGCGGATGGAACTTCGCCTCGGCCACGGGCGGCATCGTCAACACTACGGCGGCCGTCACCCTCAAGGCCGCGCCCGCCGACGCCACGACCCGCAATTACATCACCGATCTTCAGATCCAGAGCGCCCCCCTCGGCGGCGCGACGGAATTGGCGATCAGAGACGGAGCTGGGGGCACCGTGCTTTGGCGCACCCAGCTTCAGACCACGGCGCTCCTGATGGTGGCCTTCAACTTCCAGTCTCCCCTTCAGGGCAGCCCCGGCAACCTGCTGGAGGTCGTGACGCTCACGGCTGTCACTGGGGGCGTGTGGATCAACGCCCAGGGCTATACGGCCCCATAGTCATGGACCCCGCGCTTAACAGTATCGTCGCACCCTGGGCCCAACTCGGCATCGTGGGCAGCGTTGTGCTCGCGCTCGGGGTCACGGTCTACCTGCAATGGCAGCACATCAAGGACTGTTCCGCGGCACACCTCGCCGACGTGAAGGCCTTCGGTGAGAAATACGCCGACGTACTGATCAAGAAGAGCGAATCAGACAACGCCCTCGCCAACGCGATAGAGCGCATCGGCGACAGGATCAAGCCATGAAGCCACAGCCTTGTTTCGCGACTCCTAAGCATCTTGAGGAAGCTGCCGAGTTTTCCGAGCAGCGTAAGCGCGATGCCATTGCGCGCCTTGCGGAGAAGCTGCGCATCAGCAACCGGGATCGCCTCGGACAAGCGAGGCGCGAACTAATCGACCCGGACAAGCCCGTACTAGAGGAGAAAGAACGATGAGTTTCACCGAAGCTGACTATCAATCGGCAGCGAAGCGTCTTCGCGTCCCCGTCGCGCACGTTAAGGCCATCGCCGAGGTCGAAAGCGCCGGCGAAACTTTCTGGGTGATCGATGGCCAGGAGCTCGTGCCGGTGCGCTTCGAAGCGCATTGGTTCGGCAAGCTGACCGGCTACCGTTTCAATGCCAGCCACGCCGACCTGTCGTGCGTCGAGTGGAACCCGGCGCTTGCGGCGACCACGCGCAAGGGCGCCTGGGCACAAGTCCGGGCTGCCGAAGCGCTCGACCTCAAGGCAGCGCTGGAGGCGACGAGCTTGGGCGCGTTCCAGGTGATGGGCTTCAACTGGCAGCGCTTGCGCTATGCCAGCGCCGACGAATTGTTCGGTGCCATGCAGACCGAGAGCGGCCAGCTCGAAGCCTTCGCGCGCTACATCGAGGCCGATCCCGCGTTACTGGCCTCGCTTGTGATCGGAGCCTGGCGGGATGTCGAGAATCACTACAATGGCGGCGGCTTCAACGGCGCCTACGCCGCGAAACTGCAGGTGGCTGCCGATCGCTATGCCAGCGGGGCTGTGGCGTTGCCGCGCGTGCTGCGGCTGGGTGACCGTGGCGATGACGTCGGGGTTCTGCAGAGATCTCTTTGCGTCATCGCTGATGGCGACTTCGGGGCGGCAACCGACGCCGCCGTACGCCGGCTGCAAGCCGAGCACGGCTTGGTGGTCGACGGCGTTGTCGGCATGATGACGCGGCGAGCATTGGCGATTCCGGTGGCCGAACAGGTGGCCGCATGAGCGCCCTGATCGCCCGCCTTGCGCCTTGGTCGCTGATCGCGCTGGCCGTCGCCAGCGTCGTGATCTGGGGTCTGTGGGGGCGCCTCGAGGCCGCCAATAGCAAACTCGACGCCGCGAACGCGGTGATCGAGCAGGCCGGAAAGGACAAGGTCGCCAACGCCAAGGCCGTCCAGCAGCTCGCCCAGAAGCTTAACGACACCGAAACCAAAGTCGTCACCGTAACGGAGAAAGTCTATGCGGCACCGGTCACGCGCGATTGCGCTCAGTCTCCTGCCATGCGCGCTGCTTCTGACGGCCTGCGGCAGCTCTTTCCAGTCGGTCAAACCGACGATCGACGCCAGCCTGCTCCTGC